TGCGATTTGATATGGACGAGATGACCCCATCCTTAGCAGCGTTCGAGTTAGGTGATATTCCCGATGTTCCGATGGTGGGATTATTTAACGACTAATGAAATCGGTCTCTTCTGCATTCGATGGGTATCTCGATGACTCATCGGCCACCTTAAACGCCTGCCTGAAACTCACGGCCAAGGATGGGACGGTCCTGGGCTTCACCAATTACACACGCAATATTGAATTTGAGGGAACCGTTTTTTCTGCCGTCGATGGCACGACCCCGACAGCAATCCAATCCACCTCCAGTCTGTCGGTCGATAATTTAGATGTGGAAGTCCGGCGATCCATCGATGCCGTGACCGGACCAGACCTACTCCGCGGAAAGTGGGACTTTGCCGATGTGCGTCTGTTCCTGGTCAACCCAAACGATACGGGTGCAGGCAAACTAAGACTCCGTCGCGGTCGCGTGGGAAGGGTCTCGCTAGGCCGGCAGAAACTTACCACCGAAATTCGTGGGCTGATGGAAGTCTTCACGAAGCAGACGTTGGATCTCTATCAGCCGGCTTGCCGAGTGGACGTGGGAGACAATGTGTGCGGGGTCAAAATGGAACCATCGATCTGGCTCGCTACCAATAATGAAACTCCCTTCGTGCCGTTTGACTATAAACTCGGGAGCACAATACGTCCGACCACCGAAAATGGGCGGTTCTTTCGGTGTACGATCGCCGGCACCACCGGAGGCAGCGAGCCGGCATGGGACACGGTGATCGGCAATACGACCGTCGACGGTACAGTCACATGGATTGCGGTGCAAGCCAACAAAGTCACCGGCACGATTACCGCCACCTTTGGCAATAAGCGAGTATTCAATTCGGACAGACTCGAAGCGAATGGATTGTTCACGGGAGGTTTACTGGAATGGTTAACCGGCGCAAATGCCGGAGCGCAAATGGAAGTGAAAGACTATAAGTTCGTCAATGGGCAATTCAGTTTGGTCTTACCGATGTGGTTTGACTTCACGGTCGGCGATACCTTTTCGGTGCAGCTAGGATGCTTCAAGCGATTACCGGAGGACTGCTTGGCGAAATTTAATAACACCCACAACTTTCAAGGTGAACCGTATGTCAGCCAAAACTTCAGAGTCAGTCCAGCCAAGATCGACCAAGACAGCGGAGGCAAGTAAGCCCACCTGGACGGATGCGGAAGTGCAACAAATCATTGTGCATTGCCGAGAATGGTTGGGCGTCAAATTCAGGCATCAAGGCCGTTCCAAAAGTGGGATTGATTGCATCGGATTGTTTGCGGAAGCGGCCAGGGAGATAGGCCGCACCATTCCCATTCCGAGCAACTACACTCATCATCCTGATCAAAAAGTCCTCTTTGCTGAATTGAACAGGCTGTTCGAAAAAATCACCAAGGCAGAGATGGCGGTCGGCGATTTACTTTTGATGCGTTTCATGGACGATCAACAAAGAATTCCTTGCCGGCACGTCGCTATCCGGACGGACCTTGGCGTGTTGCACAGTTCCGCGCAATTTAAAAAAGTCACGGAACACGGATTGGACTCAGAATGGATGGAAAAGATCGAGCACGTATTTCGGATGAGGCGTAGCGCATGAGTGATCAACAAGCGCGACTGGGCTTAGTCATTGGCGGAGGGGTTATTGGTGCGTTCTTCGGTGTGCCAGGCCTCGGCCTCGCCCTCGGCGGAGTTGCAGGCTCGCTTCTTTTTCCAGGGGAAGATCCACCTCCAACGCTCGGGCCGGCCCTCGGCGACCTCCAGGTCCAGGTCAGTTCTTACGGCACTCCCATCCCGAGGCTTTACGGGACGCCTCGAATCGCCGGCAACATCATCTGGAATTCTGATATTCGGGAAATCGCGCATTCGTCTAGTTCCGCAGCTGCCGGAGGGAAGGGCGGTTCGCCGAAACAGGGATCCATCTCGTTCAGTTACGAAGTCGATCTGCAAATCTCGCTCTCGAAAGGCACGATCGATGGCATCGGTCGCGTCTGGGCCAACGATCAACTCTTTTATGACTTCTCCAATCCGCCACATGCCAAAGGAATCAATGCCAGGATTTATTTCGGCACCGATACCCAGCTACCCGATCCCCTGATTGAAGCCGACAAAGGCGTGGGCAACGTCCCCGCGCATCGAGGCCAGTCCTATATCATGCTCCGGAAATTAGATTTGACACCATTCAATAACGGCATCCCTACGCTCCACTTCGAAGTGCATGCGAATGGCGATCCGCTCATTCCGGTTGTCGAGGTGGCCGACGATCCGCCTGGCGGTGGCAATGGCCGCATTGCGATCGATGCCGATACCGGATTGATCTGGGCCACTCGAACGGGAACCAATCACGTGGATGTTTACCAGTGCAACAATGGCCTGGCTCGCGTCTGCGCTCACGACGGAGTTATTGCCCCGACCGGCATTTCATATATGCCGGCCTTCGTAGCGGTCAGCGCGGATTTTCTCGGAACGGTAACCACGAGAACGGTCGGGCCGAAGATGTGGGTAGGGTCGTCGCATCCGGACGGCCTCGGTGCCGAGATTGTCGCCTTCGCTACAGACGCCTCATGCCGTGTAGTAGAAAGAGTGCCTGCACCGTTCAACGATTCCCCGTTCTGCTGGCCTGGTCAGGTCGTTGTCGATCTTAGTTCTATTCCGACACATGGCCCAAGCCTCGGGTCAGGTCCACTCCTCTATATCGGCTTGACCAACGGTGCGTGTGGTGGGATTCAAACTCACGGCTTGAACACTCTGGCACCTAACGTATTCGCTCCATTCCCAGCCGATCCTCAAGCAGCGTGGAACCAATTAGGTGGGGCATACATCGCCGATTGGGTTGCAACCGACACCGGCATTGCCGCAGTGGATTCCAACGGGACATTATTCGTGTTTGAAAATGCCTCCATCGTTCGTAGCGTCCAAGGGCTGGCTGGTTTTTCCAACCTAGCCCATTCCATTACCTGGGATCCAGAAGAGCGACGGCTCTACACCAAGATCGCGTTTGCCTTGAGTACCGATGGTCGTATTGCCAAGTGGGACAGTGACCTGAACCAAATTTGGGAATTCGATTTCAAGGAAGATGGTGATGCCTACGAACCGCATCGTGTGCGCTACCACTTAGGTGTGGGCGACGTCTGGGCGGTCGGTCGAGCCACCGGACCAGTCATTAAAACCAAGCGCATCAATAAAGAAGTGGGAGGCTATCTCGACGAGTTTGAGATTGCGGACTTTGGTTTCCTCGATGATTTCCAACCCTTCCCAGGTGCGCCATTTGCTGTCGGGACGAAGATCAATGCGAATGGGGCCGTCGTGAAATTCCCGATTGGCCAAGGCGGGACAGCCTTAGCCCCTACCCTCGCCGAAGTGGTGACCGATATCGTGGAGCTCTCTAATGAACTAACCGCTGCCGATATTGATGTGAGCCTCCTCGCGCCATTCAAGGTGCGCGGATACAGCATCGGGAAACGACAAACGATCCGCGCAGCCCTCCAGCCGCTGATGCAGGCTTATTTCTTTGATGCCGTCGAGTCGGATGACGTCATTAAGTTTGTGCCTCGAGGAGCCGCTCCTGTGATCACGATACCGCCAACCGATATGAATGCCAGGAGAAATTTACAAGACCCAGGCTCAACCCTCGAGCAGGTTCGTACCCAAGAAAATGAACTGCCGACAAGTTTAGATATTCGATTCATCAGCCACGACACGGATTATAAGATCGGAGTCGTCCAGGCCAGGCGACTGATCACGGAGTCGCCACAAGTCCGGACCTTAGATATTCCGATTGTCTACACTGCCACTGAAGCAAGGTCGATAGTCGATGTTCTGATCCACAATATTTGGTTTGAACGGACGAAGAAAACCTTCACCCTTTCCAAGCGATATTTCACGATCGATCCGACAGACGTGGTCACCATTACCTCTCCGGATCAAGGCCAGATAAATGTACGGATCAATTCAATCGGGATGAGTCTGCCAAACTTACTGGATGTCGAGGCAGCGGAAGAGGACGCGAGTGTGTATGCGGACTTCGTTTCGCCAGGAGCGATCGGGCTGCAGCCGCAGCCTGGGCTACTTACCACTGCGCCTGTTGTCTTAATCCTCATGGACATTTCCACGCTCAGGG